CCCCTACAAATACACATGACAGCCACGGCTGCTGGGACGTTAAATCTCCGATACGCACAAGGTCAGGTTTTTAGTAGTCGAAAGCGCTTCAGAGTGCTGGTAGCCGGGCGAAGATTCGGAAAAAGCTACCTGTCATGTATCGAATTGCTGCGTGGGGCGATCGAAAGGCCGGGCGAAACATTCTTTTATGCCGCCCCTACATACCGGATGGCGAAAGACATTGCCTGGAAGGTGATGAAAAAGCTGGTCCCGAAGGCGTGGATCAAGTCGAAGAACGAAACGGACCTGAAAATCGAGCTGGTGAACGGCTCAACGATCGAACTGAAGGGCACTGAAAACGCGATGGCATTGCGCGGCCGCAGTTTGGCCGGCGTCGTGTTGGACGAAGCCGCGTTTATGTCCAGCGAAGTCTGGTTCGAGGTCATCCGACCCGCTTTGGCCGACAAACAGGGGTGGGCACTGTTTATTTCCACCCCAGACGGCACGGCTAGCTGGTTTTACGAACTCTGGCAATACGCCGACAGCGGCGATTCCGACTGGAGCCGGTGGCAATTCACGACAATCGACGGCGACAACGTCCCCCCGGAGGAAATCGAAGCCGCCCGCGCCCAACTCGACGCTCGAACATTCCGCCAGGAGTTCGAGGCAAGTTTCGAGAATTTAAGCGGTCTCGTCGCCGTCAGCTTCAGCGACGAGAACATCGAAAAGAGCGTCCAGGATCTCCCCGTCTTGCCACTGTTGATCGGCGTCGACTTCAACATCGACCCAATGAGCGCCATTTGCGCCGTCAAAAAGGGCGATGTCCTCTGGGTCTTCGACGAAATCATCATGACTGGTGGCGCCACCACCTGGGATCTCTGCGAAGAAATCCAATCCCGTTTCGGCGTAGATCGCCGCATTATCACGTGCCCCGACCCGACGGGAGGCGCCCGCAAAACCAGCGGCGTTGGAGCGACTGACCACAACATTTTGCGCAAGTCCGGCTTCACGGTATCGAGTCCCCGCAGCCCGTGGAAAATCCGCGACAAGATCACCTGCGTCAACACCGCCCTCCTCGACGCCTCTGGAACCCGCCGCCTGTTCATCAACCCCAAGTGCAAGGAGTTAATCAAGTCCCTACGCACGCTGACTTACGCCCCCGGAACGGGCCTCCCCAACAAAAACCTCGGAGTTGACCATGCTTTCGACGCTCTTGGCTATTTATGCCTACAAGTTTTCAACCTTGCCAAGCCAGAGTCTCTGGGCAAAACCAACTATCGTGTGTGGTAACACCCTTCTGCTGGCGCATCATGGCGAAAAAGAAGCCCACGAAAGCCCAAAAGAAGGTGGAAAAGGTGATGTCCGAGTACAAATCGGGCGCCTTGAAGTCCAGCTCGGGCAAAAAAGTAGCGAGCCGTAAGCAGGCAATCGCCATTGCGATGTCCGAGGCCGGCATGTCCAAGAAGCGGAAAAAGAAATAATGGCTAAGCGGGGTCTTTACGCCAATATCCACGCTAAGCGCAAGCGCATCACAGCTGGATCGGGCGAAAAAATGCGCAAACCAGGCAGTAAGGGCGCCCCAACCGCCAAAGCCTTTACGCAATCCGCCAAAACCGCCAAAAAACGGAGGAAGTAATGGCACTCACTGTCTCACGCGGCACCAACTTGGTGGAGTATCACGAATCCACCCCACTTACTGCCGTCAACGACGCCTTAGAAATCCACGTCGACAGCAGCGAGTTCACATTTGCCGCTGTCGTATCGGGTGGCGCCAACTTCACCCTAGTTTTCGAGGCTAATTACAACGGCGGCGGCACGTGGTTTGAGCTGGATACCAGTAAAAACATCAACTCCAACGGCCAATACGCCTACTTTTACAGCGGTAAACCCGCAAACAAAGTACGGATGCGTATTGCCTCCATCAGCTCTGGCACGCCTAGTGTTGTTCCGATTGTTGCTGTTGCGTATCACGGCTAATGATCGAAACAGTCAGCGGCGGTTGTATCCACATCGAAATCGACGCCGAGGAGGGCACAACCACCGCCACATTTGCATTTGCCACCCCAAACGAACCAGCAATCCTTGGCGCCTTCGTCTCTAAGCTGGCGCAAGGCATCGAAGTTTTAATCCCAATCGAGGAAGAGGACGACGACGATGACGATTGAGTATCGCGGCGAACGTTTTGAGGGCTACAACAAACCCAAACGCACCCCAAAACACCCCACTAAATCACACGTAGTCCTTGCAAAAGAGGGCGACCAAGTAAAACTAATTCGCTTCGGCCAACAAGGCGTCAGCGGCAGCCCCAAACGCACTGGAGAAAGCGACGCCAACCGCAAACGCCGCGAATCCTTCCAAGCCCGCCACGCCAAAAATATACAAAAAGGCAAAATGTCAGCCGCCTACTGGGCAAACAAGACCAAATGGTGACTATCTATTTTCACATTTATGAATCCACATCTTCAATTCCATCACATAACGCCTCAAAAACTCAGCCTTCTCCAGATGCCACACACTCCCCGTCCGCACGTACTGGTGCGTGTGATTATCAATCCCCTTCAAGCACTGGTGAATAAGTGCATTCCACGGTTCCCGCACGGGCGTATTCCACTCGCGCACGAGGCATACCTAGATCTCTAGTGCCAAAATAAGTACAAAGTAGGAGTCAAGCCGTGGTCTACAGCGCCAACCTGCCCCCAACTGGAGCTGTAGTCAGCGAATCGCCGTTCGTCCGCAGCCTCGACGTCATCGCCATGATGTCCGACTGGAGCGTGATGGCGGCCGTCACCAACGGCACCGAATACTTGCGCGACCAAAGCGAGAAATATCTACCCCAAGAACCGCGTGAAGACGACGATGCCTATGAAACCCGCGTTGCCCGCAGCGTTCTCAGCCCTTATACCAGCCGTCTAATCGAGACCGCAGCCGGTGCAATCCTCCGTAAACCCATCCACATCGAAGGTGACCAGTATTGGCTGAACCTGGCGCAGAACGTCGACGGTCTCGGCTCAAACATCAACGAATATGCCCGCCGTGCGCTGGTAAGCAGCCTTACCTATGGTCACAGCGCAATTTTGGTGGATTATCCCGCCGCGATGGGCGCCCGCAATCTTGCTGAGGAACGCGCCCAAGGCCGCCGTCCATATTTCATCCACGTCGACGCCTCTCAAATTTGGGGTTGGCGTCAAGCCAGCACCATGCCTGGCGCACCTTTAACTCAAGTCCGCATCCACGAGTACACAACACGCCCACTAAACGAGTTTGGCGAAGAGCAGATCGAGCAAATGCGGGTGATCTATCCCGGCCGCTACGACCTGTACACCTTGGGCCAAGACGTTGTCGAGTTCAGCGAAACCGGCGACTACAGCCTCCCCGAAATCCCCCTGGTGCCTATTTACAGCAACCGCCGTGGAATGCTGCAGTCACTACCTCCTTTGCTCGACATCGCCAATCTGAATATCACGCATTACCAACGCCAGGCGGATTTAATTCACGCGCTGCACATTGCAGCAATGCCAACGCTCGTCCTCGAGGGCTGGGACGACACTACCGGCAGCGCGACGATGGGCGTCAACTACGCGATTGCCATGCAACCAGGCAACAAGGCGTACTACGTCCAAGCCGACGCCACCAGTTTCGAATCACAGATGGCGGAGTTGCAGTCACTCGAAGCCCAGATGTCAACACTGGGAGTTACCAAACTCTTCGGCCAAAAATTTGTTGCCGAGTCTGCCGAGGCAAAGCGCATCGACCAAGCGCAGAGCAACAGCGTGCTGTCAATCATCAGCCAAGAACTGGAGAGCGCACTAAATCAAGCATTTAATTTTGCTGCCCAGTATGTCGGCATCGAACCTCCCGAGATCAAGATCGACCGCGACTTCGACTACTACCGCCTAATCGGTCAAGACATCTCCGTTTTGGCACAGCTAAACGAGATGGGCAAGATCAGCGACGCAATGTTGCTGGAGATCCTGCGACGCGGCGAGATCCTGCCTGACTCAGTCAACGTCGAGGATGAGCTTGAAGCTGCCGGCGAGCCCGCCACCTCTATCACCGAGCAACCTGAAGTTGTAGAAGAGGAAGAGGAAGCAGATGTGTCTTCAGACATGACCCCGGACCGCGTCGACCGTCTGATCGAGTTGCTGTCCCGCTAATGGCTACCAAAACAGAGCAACTCACGCTCGCCCAAGTCACCGCACTGGTGCGCTTGGCGAAGCGTCTGGACGCGGTCAACAACATCACCGCCGGCCAAGGTCCTCCAGACGACCGTAACGGCACCAACGGCGACTGGTACATCGACCTAATCACGGGTGACGTATACGGTCCCAAATCCGCCGGCAGCTGGGGCACATCAGGCTTCAGCTTGATGACGCCAGCCCATACGCAACAGTTAGCCATTGGTGAACTGGTGCCGGGACCAAAGGGCGACCAAGGCGATCCCGGTCCCCAGGGTGACCCTGGCCCTCAAGGTATTCCAGGCGAGCAAGGTATCCAAGGTGAGCGAGGTCTTCAGGGCGACCCCGGACCGCAAGGCATCCAAGGTGAACAAGGTATCCCAGGCGAGCAAGGTCCCCAAGGTTTACAAGGGGAGCAAGGTCCACAAGGCGAGCAAGGGGAGCAGGGTGTACAAGGCGAACCAGGCGCTGCTGGCGCCCAAGGTGAGACTGGCCCCCAAGGCGATCCCGGACCTCAAGGTGATCCAGGCACAGCCGCAACCATCACAATCGGCAGCGTCACGACTGGCGCAGCGGGCAGCAATGTAGTTGTTACCAACAGCGGTAACAGCACTGCTGCAATATTGAATTTCACTATCCCGAGGGGCGATGCTGGGGATCCCGCAAGCGTCACCGCCGGCAACAACATCACCATTGTGGACGGCGAGATCTCGGTTTCTGACACAGCCGAGTTCGACGACGGGTCGTACTAACTCTTCTGTCGTAAACTAGAGCAGTTCATGTAACACACAACTGTGCCTGAAGAACAGCAAGCACCAGTAACTCCTGTGGAGGCTGTTGCTCCTCAGCCTGTGGCTGAAAGCTCGGATTTAGCCGCCCAAATCGAAGCACTCCGTGCGAAGAACCAGGAGTTGATCCTGGAACGCCGCAAGGACCGCGAGAATCGAGATGCCATCCAGAAGCAGCTCGAAGAACTAAAGCTGGCGCAAGAGCAAGCTCAGACCACCCGATTGGCGGAGTCCGGCGAGTTCAAGACGCTGTGGGAACAAGCGCAAGAAACGGTTGCCGAGCTTAAGCAGCAACTGGCGGACCGTGATTCCCGCATCACATCTATGGAAGCAAATTTCACACAAGAACAGGTGAAATCAGCTGCCATCGCTCAACTTTCCAACGCAGGTGCATTAGCGCCAGATCAGTTGTATCGTTTAGTGCAAGAGAACTTACGCGCCAAAGATGGACAGCCTGTGGCTGTTGTTGGAGGCGTTGAAGTTCCGGTTGGCGAGTATATCGCCAACTTGAAAAACCCCGGCAGTGGTTACGAGCATCATTTTGCTGCTACAAACCGCGCCGGCATGGGTGTAACGGGTAGTGCCCGTTCCACCGCACTTCCCGGTCAAGCCAACCCCTGGTCACAAGAGGGCTGGAA